AAAGAATTTAGCAATGAACAAGACCCTAGAATATCATTTGGTTTCAGTGGAATACAGCAAAGTTCGAGGGCGGGAAGTAGCCACCCTATATGTTATGGAGAAGTGTTTACAGGTAGTGTTGTGATAAGTGCAGGTATTGATACTGAGCAGGTAAGGGCATGACAAAAAAATATATACAGGGTGCAGGGGGTAATCCATCACCACCACAACCACCACAACCTACTAGAACACCCGATACTTTACATAGTAAACAGTTTGCTACTTTCTTAGATTTAGTATCAGAAGGTGAAATAGAAGGTTTTGCAACCGCATCAAAAGAAGGACTGACAAAAGGTACAACTGCATATAATAATGCTGCACTAAAAGACGTTTTTCTTAACAATACTGCTGTATTAAAATCTACTGCATCTTCATCTAGTCCTAATACAACAGATTTTAATTTTCAGAATGTTGGCTTTACCCCTAGATTTGGTACTGCTAATCAGACGCATATACCAGGTATTGAAAGTTCAGAATCCACAACAGCAGTAGGTGTAGTAGTAACAAAAGCATCACCAGTTACAAGAACTATTACTAATACATCTGTAGATGCTATAAAAGTATCAATAACATTACCACAACTACAAAGAGCTACAGATGCAGGTGATTTATTAGGCTCAACTGTTCAATTTAAAATATCTGTACAATATAATTCTGGTGGTTTTACTGATGTTATTACAGATACTATTACAGGTAGAACTGCTGACGCATACCAAAAAGATTACAGAGTAGATATTACAGGTGCATTTCCTGTTGATATTAGAATTACTAGAATAACTGCTGATAGTACATCATCTTCATTAGTAGATGCATTTCAATGGTCAAGTTTTTCAGAAATAATAGACGATAAGCAAACATACGCAAATAGTGCATATCTATCTTTACGTATTGATTCACAACAATTTAGCTCAATACCAAGTAGAAAATATAGATTAAGAGGCGTAAAGGTAAGAATACCAGGTGCAGGTGCTAATAACTCAGGTACACCTACTGTTGATAATGCAACTGGCAGAATTGTGTATCCAGACGGCTACATATTCAATGGAGTAATGGGTGCAGCAACTTATTGTAACTGTCCAAGTATGGTGTTACTCGATTTGCTCACAAACACTAGGTATGGGCTAGGTTCTCACATAACAGATGCATCATTAGATTTATTTTCTTTTGTTACTGCATCTAAATATGCAAATACACTTGTAGATGATGGTTTAGGTGGTCAGGAAGCTAGATTTAGTTGTAATGTACTTTTGCAATCTGCAGATGAAGCATTTGATTTAATTAATGACTTGTCAGGTGTAATGCGTTGTATGCCTATATGGTCAGCAGGTTCTATGACTATAACGCAAGATAAACCAACAGATGCAAGTTATTTATTTAACCTATCTAATGTATTAGAAGATGGTTTTAATTATTCTGGTAGTGATTTAAAACAAAGACATAGTGTAGTAAGTGTTTCATACTTCAATATGGACACACAGGAAATAGATTTTGAGGTTGTAGAAGATAGTACTGCTGTAAGTAAGATAGGTGTTAATTTAAAGCAAGTAAAAGCATTTGCGTGTACATCAAGGGGTCAGGCTGCAAGATTAGGTAGGGCAATATTATTTGCAGAACAAAATGAAAGTGAAATAGTATCCTTTACAACATCAATAGATAGTGGTGTTATTGTCAGACCTGGTTCTGTTATAGAAATAAATGACCCTGTAAGGGCAGGTGTACGTAGAGGTGGAAGGGTTAATGCAGCTACAACTACAACAATAACTGTAGATGATACTGCTAATACTGATTTACCTACCACAAACAGCCCTACAATTAGTGTTATTATGCCTGATGGCACAGTAGAAACTAAGAATGTAACAGGTGTATCTGGTGCTGTAGTTAGTGTTGATAGTGCATTTAGTACAACACCTAATGTTAATACAATCTGGTTAATACAAGATACAACAGTTGTTGCACAAAAATTTAGGGTAATAGCTGTAGAAGAACAAGACGAGGTGAATTATACAATTAGTGCATTATCATATGTACCAGAAAAATATGCATTTATAGAAGATGGTACTGCTTTACCTACAAGAACAGTATCAATACTGAACCAACCTGTAGACCCACCTAATAATGTTGTCGCTAATGAAAAGATAGTAGTAATAAATAATCAGGCGGTAGCAAAATTAATAATTAGTTGGCAACCTATCACAGGTGTAACACAGTATCAGGTTAACTATAGATTTAATAATGGTAACTACACATCACAGACAGTAAGTAGACCAGATTATGAAATATTTAATACTGAAAAAGGTGTTTATGAGATACAGGTATTTGCATATAATGCAGCATTAGAGATTAGTGCAACATCTTCTGATATTACGTTTAATGCTGTTGGTAAAACTGCTGTACCTGCAAATGTACAAAACCTTACAGCAGAACCAATATCAGATAAACTAATAAGACTAAGGTGGGATTTATCTACAGATGTAGACGTAACACATGGTGGTAGGGTTTATGTACGTCATTCTACAGATGCATCTGGTGCTGCTACCTTTTCTAATTCAGTAGACCTTATAGAAGCATTAGCAGGTAATACAACAGAAGCTACTGTACCTAGATTAGAAGGTGAATATTTACTTAGGTTTGCAGATGATTCTGGTAATTTAAGTGCTAGTTCTACTTCTATTATTTTAGATTTACCAGATACACAAGGTTCTTTATTAGCACAGACTAGGAGAGAAGATACAGATAGTCCAAAATTTCAGGGTACAAAAACTAACGTGTCTTTTGATGCAACTACAAATAGTCTTAATCTTGCAGGTGGTGGTAATTTTGATGATATTACAGACTTTGATGCTGTTCTTTCATTAGATGATTTTGGTGGCATTCTACCTTTAGGTACTTATGATTTTGCTACAACATTAGATTTAGGTGGTGTATTTTCTATAGACCTGCAAAGACACTTTTTAACAGAAGGTTTTTTACCTAGTAATTTATTAGATGCTAGAGGTTTAATAGATGACTATACAGATTTTGATGGTACAGAAGCTACTGCAGTAAATGCTGAATTACTTGTAAGAACAACACAAACAGACCCATCTGGCTCACCTAGCTAATGGTACATATAAAGCAAGAGGATTACAATTTAGAGCAAAGTTAACAAGTAGTGACCCTGCACAAGATATAAAAGTTACACAACTAGGTTATACAGCTACATTTCAAAGAAGAACAGAACAAAGTGCTACAGCAATAAGTAGTGGTGCAGGTGCAAAAGCTATAACATTTGATAAACCATTTTTTACAGGTACTTCTGCACTAAATGGTGTAAACAGTAGCCTACCTTCTATTGGTATTACTGCACAGAATATGGCTAGTGGTGATTATTTTGAAGTAACAAGTGTATCTGGTACAGGTTTTACTGTCCATTTCAAAAACTCATCAAATGCAAGTATTAGTAGAAATTTTAACTATTCTGCGGTAGGATTTGGAAAAGGTGCTTAAAATTAAAGTAAAGTAATTTAGTTATGTCACAGGTTACAGACTATACGATAGCTAATGATACAGGTGCAAATGTAAGAAGTGATATTAATGCTGTTTTAGGTGCAATACAAACATTAAATAGTGGTAGTAGTGACCCTAGTGCAAATGTTGCTTTTCAATTATCTGTTAATACAACTTCTAACCTTTTAAAAATTAGAAATGCAGCTAATAATGGCTATATAACAATAGGAAATGTAACACAGGCAAATTTAGGTTTAGCACCATTAGCAGGTGCAACATTTACTGGAAAAGTAACTCATAATTATACATCTAGCCTAACTATTCCATCAGGTACAACTGCACAACGTGATGGTAGCCCTGCAGTTGGTATGTTTAGGCATAACAGCACCCTAAATCAGTTTGAAGGTTATAACAATGGTGCATGGGGTGCGATTGGTGGCGGTGCAGGTGCTACAGGTGGCGGTACTGATGAAGTGTTTTTTCTTTCAGATACAAATGTAACTGCAGATTTCACAATACCTTCTGGTAAAAATGCACATACTGTTAGTCCAATAATTGATAGTGGCAAAACTGTAGTTGTGTCTGCAGGTAGTTTATTAGTTATACTGTAATTATGGCACTAAACATTAATGGCACTACTGGTATTTCTGGGGTTGATGGAAGCGTATCTGCACCTGCTTTAACTGGAACTGATAGCAATACTGGCATAACATTCCCTGCTGCTGACACTATCAAGTTTTCAACTGGTGGTGTTGAAAGAATGTCTATTACAAATAGTGGCATTACTGGAATATCGCCTGGAATTACAATGGCACAAAGTTGGAGACTTAGTTCTAGTTTTTCTGTTCCTAATAGTAATGTATTCATAACAAGTAATCTTGAGGCTGCTGATAGTTATAGTTATGGACAAATAGGAAGTTCTATGACAGAAAGTAGTGGTGCTTTTACATTTCCTTCAACTGGAATTTATCTGATTCAATTTATTGGAGTACATACAAGTAGCAGCCAAGCTAACTGGAGTCAAACAGAGATACATTATACTGAAAATAATAGTTCTTATGATCCTACAGCTTATGGTTATGCCAATTTAAGTGATGGTGGGGCTTATCAAAGTTCTTACTGTCAGTTTTTGTTTGATGTTACTGATACCTCAACTCATAAAATTAAATTTGGATGTAGAGGTTCAGTTAGTAATACAAGTTTATTGGGACATACGAATCAGAATAATACTACTTTTCAGTTTACAAAATTAGGAGATACTTAAAATGAGACCATCACATATTGAAGATTATTTAATAACAGTACGAACAGGACAATGGTTTGGATGGTCTGACTCAAAAAATAAAATTTATGCAAATCTTATAGTGCATGATGGTGGTTCTAAACCTACAGAAACAGAATGTACTGATGGACTTGCTGCACTACAGGCTGCATGGGACTTAGAGAATGATAGTTATAAGTCACAACGTAGAGCAGAATATCCAAGTATTGAAGATCAGCTTGATACCATTTATCATAGTGGTGTAGCTGGTTGGAAAACTGCTATTAAAACTATTAAAGACAAATATCCTAAACCATGACAGCAAAGATTAAACTAAACGCAGCATCAGGTGGTGGGTCTATAAGCATACAAGCACCATCATCATCTAGTAATAACAGAGTTATAAGTTTGCCTGATATTGCAGATGGAACGCTTGTTACAAGTGAAAGTACACTTGATGCAACAAAACTTTCTGGTAATCTACCAGCATTAAATGGTTCAGCCTTAACAAATATTGATGGTGGTAAATTTCTTCAAATTGTACAAGACACTAAAACAAGTCAAGGTTCTAGTTCTACAACAAATTCTAATGTTACAATAAGTGGTTTATCTGTGAGTATTACACCTTCAGCATCAACAAGCAAAGTTTTAGTATTAGTAACAATAACTCATGGATTTAATTCTAACTCTAGTTTTGTTTATAGGCTTCGCAGAGGTAGTACTGCACTAAATACTGCTTCAACCGATCCAGGTGGTTCTGGAAGTGGTTATGTAGGTACTGTAGCAGGTAAAACAAATTCTACAAGAGCACATCCAGTAAATATGATGTTTCTTGATGAGCCAAATACCACAAGTGCAACAACTTATTCACTAACAATTAAGCATAATAGTGGCACTTGGTATCTTAATACAAGGGATGATAACTATGCTGGAGCTAGTTCAATACAAGCAATAGAGGTAGGAGCATAATGGCAAATTTAGATCATGACGCTATTAGAAAAGCATATCCAGAAGCAGCAATCATTTTTGATGATACTGGTGCTTTTAAAGAAGATGGAAAAACACAAATAACATTAGATCAAAGTCTTGTTAATGCTGCAAGAGTTGAACTTGATAAATTAAATTATAGAACTGATAGGACAGAAAATGGTTCTACAATTTATGCTTCTTTTGGAGATCAACTTGATATGTTGTATAAGGATATGCTCGCAGGTAAACTAGATACAACTGGAACGTGGGCTACCCACATCAAAGCGGTTAAAGACGCTAATCCAAAACCTAGTTAATTATGTCAGAGATCAAGGTAAATTCGATAAAAGGGGTAGCAGCTAGTACTGCTGCTATTAGTGTCAACAATACTGATGGAACGTGTACTGCCAATATTACTAATAACCTAAGTAATAGAAACAAGATAATTAATGGAGGTATGACTGTTTCGCAAAGAAATGGTACAACAGTTGTAACAGGAGTGAACACTACAGGTTATCGAATAGATCGTTGGACTCACCAGATAGCTAGCATTAACAGTGCATTTTCTGTATCACAGTCAACAGATACTCCAGATGGATTTGGAAATTCTTATAAAATAGATGTAACTACTGCTGATACTTCATTAGCTGCGGCTCACGCGCATTTTTTTAGACAAAAAATTGAAGGACAAAACTTACAAGATTTTGCAAAAGGAACATCAGCTGCTAAACAATTTGCTGTTTCTTTTTATGTAAAAACTAATAAAACTGGATTATATACTGTTGAGTTATATGACGTTGATAACAACAGGGCAATTTCAAAAACTTTTACAGTTGCAGACAGTAATTGGAATAGATATACATTAATTTATCCAGCAGATACGACAGGTGCTTTTGGAAATGATAATGGAAATAGTTTAGTATTACAATTTTGGTTAAGTGCTGGAAGTGATTATACAAGTGGAACTTTAAATACATCTGCTTGGGCAGCAGCTACACAAGCAAATAGAGTTTCAAGCAGTAATGTTAATCTAGGAGATAATACATCTAATGAATGGTATTTAACAGGAGTTCAATTAGAAGTAGGCAGCGTGGCAACAGATTTTGAGCATAGGTCATTTGGTCAGGAGTTTACTTTATGTCAGAGATATTATGCTGTAGCAGGTACAATTATGCAAACAGGCACACCACATAGATGGGTTAATACTATACATTTACCTGTAGAAATGAGAGCAAAACCAACTATTTCTAATGGTGCATTTGATAGTGGTAGTGGTGGTGCTATCGCTTCACAATGGGATTCAAGTTCAGGTAATAACTCTCAACGATGTTTTTATCAATCAGGAGATCATTCGTCAGTATCGGCTTCATATTGGAAATTTGATGCTGAACTTTAAATTATGAACATCACAAAAGCAAAATTAATTAAACAGGAATTTACTGGCAAAGTTGAACAAGTTAATTTAACTATAGAAGGTATTGTTTATTCAGTTCCTTTTGATGAAGCTAACAGACACTATCAAGCATATTTAGAATGGGTAGCAGAGGGAAATACAGCCGAAGCTGCTGATTAGTTAACCTTTTCGTGCATCTGTCTTGTCATTATTCCCATAGTGACGTAGAGAGGGGATAGGGCTACAATAAGCAGTAATACGACTACAGACATTAATGCTGTAGCTCTTGCTATCTGTTCTTTTATCATGCAAAAGATTATAAACATACTTAGTATACTTTCTTTCATACTAATATCTAGTAGCCTGGTAGGTACATTTATAGGTTACAGGTGGCTAACATCACCAAAATTTGAAAAGTATTTAAAAAATAAAATTATGGGTAATATTGATAATGTTTTACCTGATGCAATAAAAGGTGGTATGCCAGAATTTACAACACCACCATTAACAAAACCTAAATTATCTATACCATTATAAATTGCCAGAAATAAATATAATACCTAGTGCATCAATACCACGTATACCTGATGTTGTAATACCTAACCAGACAAATTTACCTACAACTACTCATGTAACAAGAATGTTACCACCTACTTTTGATATGCCATGTGCAACTGTTAGAACTGATGGTACAAAAAATTCACAGCTATTTACAGATGACCCTGCAGGTAATGTTGTTATAAACTGTGCTATACCCTTCTATGAGCCTTTACAATACAATGCTAAGGATTTAGTACCAATACAGGAAGCAGAACCACCTACAAACGTAGAACAGCCACCTATCGCAGAGACAGAAACACCAGAAGTACCAAAAATAGAAGAAGAGGATAAAGTAGAATGTCCTGACCCTAAAAAGAATAACCCACGCATAGGTGATCTAAATGCAAAAGGTACAGAAAAGGTTGTAGGTTTTAAATATATAGAAGAAACAAAAGAATGTGTAGTACAATATGAACCAACAACTGCAGTAGAAAAATATTTACCTTCTATTAATACAGTATCTACAACTTTTGCAATAACTATTGTTGCAACAACTGCAGCTACATTAACACCTTTTTTAAACAGAATACTAAAACCTGCATTTAAAAAATTAATAGGTACTGTTAAAAAGGCTGTAGGTAAAAAAGGCACAAAATTTACAGGTAAAAAACCAATAAAATCTAAACTTAATTCTTAATTTTATGTACGTGTTCTAAATTAGTAGGCTCTATAATTTCAATATCTGAACAAACTAATGCCATAGGTGTACCTTCTTTAAATCTAAAACCATTTTTGTAGTTATCTGCACAGGTCTTGGCTCTACTCATTTCATAATTTAACCTTTTTGCTGCTAGTGATGCTTCATATAATTCATTTTGTTTTTTCATAGCTTTTCTACATTCTTTTATGGCTGTTCTATCTAATGGAATACTAAAGGTAGCTGTAATACCACCATTTATAGATACATTAGATTGTTTCTGTCCTGTCCTAACCTTTTCAAAATATAATATTTCACCTCTATAACCTGCATCTACATCACCATCACCTATTGCATTATTATCATCATCAAAATTACCTTCTATATCCCTTCTGCTATATACAGGTCTATCAAAATGTGACTCAAAAGGTGTGGCAAATCCATACGTTGTAGAGACAAATGGAGAAATGTTTAAGGTAGCACCCTGACACGTAATAGTATTCATCTGGTACTGAAATTGCCTAGATGGTACTACTTGTACAGCCTGATTTACAACGCTACCACTAGAATTTGATGTTGTATTTACAGAATTAGCTAAGACAGGATTATTGAACAACAGCAACAATAATAAATATCTTTTCATTGGCTAAACGTACTTGTACTATCGCTTACACTTTCTATTGTTGTAGTGCGTGTAACGTGCGTGTAATTAGTAATACCAGGTGTTTCTAAAGTCTCGTAATACATGAAACTCTCACCTGCATTAGAAATGCTGAATGTAGGCTTGTTATCTAAATTAGGGGAAACAAAAGTA